ACCTACGCGCGGTCCTGATTGCATTTGTAACGATCACACGTTTTGTGATGAACGCCATCGTCATGTTGGTGTTAGTGCTCTTGTTAGAGAACGTTATTGACTCGGAATGGTGGGCCGGTGGAGGCCCAGTTTTGCGCGAGGTTGCGCGAATCACCCCTGCGGCACGTTACGACGGCCCCTTTGGTGAGTTCGAATACCTAAGAGTTGGGAGTGCCTACTACTCACATAGCGGCGTCTTGTCTAGACCGACAGGCGACAGAGTGGAAAGCCCCAGCACAAGCCCGTGGACGGTCTGGGTGGAGGTTGATGTTGTTGAGAACGACTACACCTCCATGCATGACGTCATGGACTTGGATGAAGTCCAGGTGGAGTTGCCTGGCACCCCTAGCGGATTTGTTTGCGGTCTTATCGGGGGCGCGACGTGTGACGCCGTCACACAGCGCCATCTGATACTCTATGAGGCTGATGATTTCGTTAGGGGGGTGGTTCTTTTGAATTTGGCGCACTATCTGGTGCGTCTGTTGATAGTTGCTGTGGGCATCTACTTGGCGTGGCGGTACGTGGGGCCGTGGGCCGATTGGCGCGTGGAAATGCGCCTTCGGGACCTGCGGCTTGACGATTACACTGTGAGGCGAGATATTCAGCGTGCGGAGGGGTTTGGGAGAGTAGAGTTGGTGTCGCTGTTTGCACGCCACTCAATGTCCCACAGCCCCACGGATGCGAACATCATCATTGGCTCCGGTGTGGTCGGGTTCCGCAACGTCTTGACGGATTACCACATGGTGAACGCGGTGAGAACACCAAACGCCAATGTGACCGCGCCTGTGTTGGCGCGACATATGGCTGGCATTGTTAAGGTTGACAACGTGGACAGGTTTGCGGGACTATTGAAGCACCATGTGCTCGTCCCATTTGGCAACAATCTGCGCGGCCACCCGCGTGCGTGTGCGAATCGGAATGTGTGTCAGGCGGTGGTGGCGGAAATGCTTACATCGCAAGACACACTAGTACTAGTAGGAGGGGGACATCGTGAGCTCACCTACTTTAGGAAAATCTGCTTGAATGTGTATAGTTTGTCACCACAAATGACAGCTGATGACATTGCGCACAATGCACGCGGGTACAACACATGCGGGCACGGCATTGGAGTTCTAGGTCCTTGTGACGACTTGGTTGAGTTTGTAGACAACCATGATGGCGGCCGGTTGGTATTCATCATGATTCACGTCGCATATTATGTTGACGTGCATTCAATGATGCAATTCACGCGACGCTTCATGGCGAATAACCATGTCATGTTCATGGGGGTGATCAATGTGTACGATGCGGGCAGCACCAGCAATGGTGAGTGCGCGCAGGTTGTGGAGGACGGGGTTGTGGTGCAGTTTACAGGGTCCGATGGGGACACGTACAGGCACGGCATGCGCGCGATGGATTCGTACCGCGCGTCAGGTGCACACATCTTCCCCGGGTGGATGGGTCTGTTGTACCCGTTGAGTGTCATACCTGGCGTTCGACGCTGGTTGAGGCATTGGATGCGCACAACTGACTACATCACCACTGCGGCGACGAAGACGTCGCGTCCCCTCGCAAGCGTACCTTCATTGGTTTTCACAACAACATTGTCTCGCGGATACACCCCCGCGAGTCCAAGTGGGGTGGTACAAGACACCGGGGCGCACGACTTCCAAACCGTGCGCGTCGCCGACAACGTGTACCGCCTCCTACCAACACTTTTCTATGTTGAGTGCCAGGTGCGCGCGGTCCTTACTCCCAAGGCCGCGCGCCCGGCAATAGTCAGGTACCTGACATCGTGCATACGCGATAACAAAATGGAGCAGTGGTCTGCCGACCAGATGCACTATTTCGCGTTGGACATCATCAGCAACGCTGATCGTGAGCCCGTGCGGCGCACCCCACTACGTGCGGTGCGCCCATCGTGGGTCATAACGGCGTTGATGTTGGCGGCGGGCGTTCGAGCGACGCGCGACGTTGACTTCCACAAATCACCTTTGATGTTGTGGGACTCATCGGGCGTGTACAGCAAGCCGTATCCTTTGTGCTATGACGATGACTCGTATTCTGAGGCAGCCGCGTTGCGCGCGCGGGTGTTTCTTGAGCCCCTACCATGTGAGCCGGGAACGTGGGACGTCGCCATCGACGCCCTCCTGGCACACCATTTAACACCTACAGACATTGCTGCCATGCCCTTTGAGGACTGGGTGGCGCGTTTTCCCGCGGGCAAACGCAAAATGTTTGAAGCGTTTTATGACAAGTGGGATGGGCAACCGGGCAAGCTCAAATATGAACTGTTTGTGAAGAAAGAAGTTCTGGCAAAGGAGTACGATTTGGAAGCGGTTAAGCCACGCGCGATACAAGCGCCATGCTATCCTTATCGAATTTTGCTTGGCTGTTGGTGCGTTCCATTCTCGAAAGAGCTGGCGCGCCAATGGGGCGCGCACACTCGCATCCTGTATGCGAGTGGGCAAACCCCATTACAGCTTGGGCAGTTTTTCACCCGCGCCATGGACAATGTGAGTGATCCGGCGTTCCTCGAGTTCGATGCGGAAAAGTGGGATGCACGTGTGCAAACTCCCGCTCTACGCGCCGAACAGAGAGTGTATAGGCAGTTTGGTGGTCCCACTAGTTTGTTTGCTAAGCAGTTACGCACGCGCGGCGTGACAGCGCAAGGCAGGCTAAAGTACACATTTTCTGGACAACGGAAAAGTGGTGACCCCAATACGAGCTGCGGGAACACACTGTTGACCGTTGGCATGCATCTCGCTATCATCAAATCGTTTGGCTTTGTGCTGGATGACATTTATATGATGGCGCTTGGTGATGACATGTTGATGATAGTCGACGGCGGAGCGCGGGTTGATCCGGAGGCATACAAGGCGCGAGCCGTGGCTTTTGGGATCATACTCACGGGTGAGATCCACAAGGAACCCCATCGGGCAAGTTTTTGCTCTTCATACTTTTATCCGTGTGACAACGCCCTGGACGTTGACACGCGGTATGTGATGGCGCCAAAGCCAGGGCGCATTGGCATCAAGTATGGCTGGGTGTCTGCACGAGTGCAGCCCCCGGATGGGCACTGCGCTGCTGTGGCAAGCTCTATGCTGCCGCACTG